AGTGAATTAACAACTAATCCTAAAGTAGTAAGAGGATATGTAACACCAGATTCAAGTTCATTTTTATTATATTCATCAAATATTTCTACAGCTTCGATAATATCAGCTTCAACCGGTTGGTACCAATCAATAACTAACTGGGCAGTAAATGATCCGTTTTATTTTAATGGACCACAAATAATTTCAATTAATACTGAAGAAATATGTTTAACTTCAGCAACTATAAATGGCAGTTTATATGGTTTTTATTTAGTAGGATATACTAGTAGTATTAATACTCCTTTATATAATGAAGTTCAATTAACAACTGAAGTATATTCTGGAAGTACATTACTTGCTACTTATGGAGTTACATCATCAGCTAATGATGGTAAAACTTATATACCTTATGGACCTGAAGTTGCAGCTTCAACTCAAGTAAGTTTAATTAAAATAGCTTCTATAGATTCAACAAATCCAATAAATAAAATTCTATATATAACTGGTAGTTTTGTTGATTGTATTAATACAACTCCAACACCAACTCCAACAGTTACTGCTACTCCAACTGCTACTCCAACAGTAACCCCAACTATAACCCCAACAGTTACTTCCACTCCTACTTCAACTCCAACAGTAACCCCAACTATAACTCCTACTGTTACACCTACAGTAACTGCTACACCAACTATTACACCAACAATTACCCCAACTCCTACAGTTACTCCGACATTAACTGCAACTCCTACAATAACCCCTACTATTACCCCAACCCCTACAGTTACTCCGACTTCAACTCCAACAGTAACTCCAACAATAACTCCTACGATTACTGCAACTCCAACTGTTACACCAACAATTACTGCAACTCCAACTGTTACCCCAACAATTACTGCAACTCCAACTGTTACACCAACATTAACCTCTACACCTACAGTTACCCCAACAATCAGTCCAACACCAACAGTAACTCCTACAGTTACCCCAACAATTACTCCAACACCAACAGTAACCCCTACAGTTACCCCAACAATTACTCCAACACCAACATTAACAATCACTCCAACCCCAACTCCGACAATTACTCCAACCCCTACTGTTACACCAACAGTAACACCAACTTCAACCCCAGTTCCTTTTACTGCCTTAAACATATGGGCTAGATCAGATTCAGGAACTAGTCCGTTACAAGGATGGAGTACATATCAAGATGCATGTGCTGGAACTGGTACTTTAGTTACAGTATATGTAAATGCTACTGGATATACTTCAATATTTGAAGCATATACTGATGGTAAGGTTTTATATACTACTAGTGCTATTCAAACAGCGTATGCTGGTGCTGGAACATATTTTAAAACTCAATCATCTCCATACGGTGATTATTTCACAATAGATAATTCAGGATTTATTGCTGTATATAGTGCTTGCCCAGCACCAACAGCAACACCAACTCCAACACCTACTATAACACCAACACGAACCCCTACATTAACTCCAACACCAACAGCTACGCCAACTCCATCAACTTACTATGAAGTATCTTCATGTATTGATGTATTATATAAATTTACTACAATTCCACCTGATGGAATAAATCAAAGATATGTACTACCAGCAGAACCAGGAGTATACTACTTATATAATGGTAACTCAGTAACTCAATATCCAGCTCCTCCAACATATGATAGTAGCTTCCAGAAAACATCATTCTATAACTGTAGTGACCCAACACCTACTCCTACAGTAACACCAACTCCACAACCAACTTCAACACCAACAGTTACTCCAACTCCAATTCCACCAACTGCAACTCCAACACCAACTCCAATCCCTCCAACAGCTACTCCAACACCAACACCTTGTCCGTCTTATGGAACTTTCCTTTATGACTATTGTGGTGGTGCCCCTGATTATAATAGAATTGGAGTATTTGCTGATGGTTCATGTGGTACTTATTCTGATGTAATTGCTTTCAATGATCCTACTTGTGGATATGTAGCTCCAACAGCAACTCCTACACCAACCCCAGTTCCTCCAACAGCTACCCCAACTCCAACCCCAGTTCCTCCAACAGCAACTCCAACACCAACACCAGAACCTCCAACTGCAACACCTACACCAACACCAGAACCTCCAACTGCAACACCTACACCTACACCACCACCACCAACTGCAACTCCAACACCAACACCAGTTCCAACATGTTACACATTTACTAATGCTGATTATTCACCAAATACTTATGTCGAATATATAGCTTGTAACGGTAGTTTTGTAACTGGAAATTTAGCTTTATATGATAGTATTTGTGCTCAATCTGTTTTAGTAGGTTCATTATCTCAAGGAACAACTTGTATTTAATATATTTATAATATATGGCAGCGATAATAAACAAAAATAATTTTAAATTATCATTCACTAACCAACATACAGTGTATGAAAATTATATTACTGCTAAAATTAAAGAAAACGAATTTAATTTAACATATAATAAATCTTTACTTCAGACTAGCTCAAATGCTTACTCTGAAGTAAAGAACTTTGCTACTGGATCTGATTTTCACCCATATGCAACAACAATTGGTTTTTATAATGATAGTAATGAGTTATTAATGGTTGCTAAATTTGGCCAGCCTGTTCCTATATCAACAGAAACAGATATGACATTCTTAGTGCGTTACGATACTTAAAAATAAAATAAAAGTTATGATGCAAGTAATAGGCCCCACTACTAAAGTGGAGGATTTAATTAATGATCCCAATTTTAATATCAATGAATATGTAGGTTACATTTATGTAACAAGTCATATACCTACTGGGCGTCAATATATTGGTAAGAAAAATTTTTTCCATACTATAAATAAAAAATTAGGTAAAAAAGAATTACTTGAAATTCCTATTACTAGAGGTAAAAGACCTACTAAAAAACAAGTAGTAAAAGAAAGTGATTGGAAAACATACTACGGTTCATCAACTGAAATCAAATCATTACCTAAAGAAGAAATGTTACGTCATGTTCTAAAACTATGTAAAACTAGTAAACAGTTAACATATTGGGAAACAAAATATTTGTTTCAATATAATGTTTTAGAAGATGATCGTTATATAAATGATAATATATTAGGTAAATTTTATCGTAAGGATTTGATATAACTTATTTCCTAATTACATTTATTGTTATGGAAAACCTAGTTTTGATAAACTTATTGGAAAATGTGTTGGGTAAATCTAAACCTACATCTAGAGGCAATCACTCATTTCATTGCCCATTCTGTAATCATCATAAACCAAAATTAGAAATTAATGCTATTACCAATGAGAAAAAGGAAAATCCTTGGCATTGTTGGGTTTGTAATACTAAAGGTAAAACAATTAAATCATTATTTAAAGCATTAAAAATAAATGGTTCTAAATTAGAACAATTAGATACCATTATTATACCAAACAAACAACAAGAAGTAAAATACGAACAAATCCAAATACCTAAAGAATTTATTCCATTTAAAGATGTAGATAAGTTAGATAAATTAGGTCAGATTAAAGCAAAACATGCTATTACTTTTTTAAAAAATAGAGGAATAAGTAAATCACAAATATTAAAATATAATATTGGATTTTGTTTAGAGGGCGAATATGCTGACCGAATTATTATTCCTTCGTATGATGCTGATGGCAAATTAAATTATTTTATGGCTCGATCATTTGAGATTGATTCAGTACGAAAATATAAAAATCCATCAGTTAAAAATAAAAATATAATAGGATTAGAATATTTTATAAATTGGGAAGCTCCAATTATACTTGTTGAAGGTATATTTGATGCTTTAACAATTCAACGTAATGTTATACCTTTATTTGGTAAAACATTATCTGAAGCACTAATGAAAAAATTAGTATTATCTAATACTGAAAAAGTATATGTTGCTTTAGATAAAGATGCTCAACGTGAAGCACTACAGCACTGCCAAACATTAATGAACTATGGTAAAGAAGTTTATTTAGTTGAAATGGATGGTAAAGATGCTAATGAAATCGGATTTAAGAATTTCTTAAATATAATTGAAACCACATACCCATTAACATTTGAGAAAATAATGAGTATAAAACTAAAACTATCATGATAGAACAAAACTCAAACATTATCAAAGATTCAAGAATTAAACGTATAGTTGAATATTCTTCAGATTCTAAACAGATTAATGTTTTAGATAGTAGATTTTACAGTAGACATGGAAAATACTACCCGTCAGTTACTTCAATTTTAAATTACTTTCCTAAAAATAATTTTTTCCATTCGTGGTTAAAAGATGTTGGTCATAATTCAGAAATTATTATGAGAAAAGCAGCACACGAAGGAACACAAGTACATGATGCTATTGAAAGCTTTTTAAGCGGAAATGAAATTCAATGGATTGATGAGTGGGGTAATGCTAAATATCAGATAGATGTTTGGAAAATGATTTTACGATTTGCAGATTTTTGGAATCAAGTAAAGCCTGAATTAATATCAGCAGAATATCATTTATTTTCTGACAATTATGAATATGCTGGCACCGCGGATTTAATTGTAAGAATCAACGGGGAAATGTGGTTATTAGACATTAAAACTTCAAATTCACTACATACGTCATATGACTTACAACTTGCGGCTTATGCGCAGGCTTGGAATGAAACTCACAATGAACCTGTTACTCGTACTGGTATTATTTGGTTAAAATCATCAACACGTAAAGAAGGTAAAGAAGGTCAAATGCAGGGTAAAGGATGGCAAGTTAAAGTAGTTGATAATATTGAAAAGAATTTTGAAATGTTTACTAAAATTCAGGATATATTTAAATTAGAAAACCCGGGTTTTACTCCTTATGTTGAACAGTTACCTACTACAGTTAAATTAGATGCAACTGAGTAATATTTATAAATGCAGTATACTGTTTTTTTATAAATGAAGATAGCTATTTACCCTGGTGCTTTTAAGCCACCTCACAAAGGACATTTTTTTGTTGTTAAACAACTAGTTGATAGATCTGATGTTGATAAAGTTATTATTGCGGTTTCTCAAAAAGACCGTGGTGGTGTAACATCAGAACAATCATTGGATGTTTGGGAGATATATAAAAATTTATTAGGACCTAAAGTTGAAACAGTATTAGTACCTGGTTCACCTGTTAGTTATACATTTAGTCAAATAAAAAATAACCCAGATAACCAATATGTAACAGCATTCGGTAAAGAAGAAGGTACCCGTTTCTCTAATTTACAATCAGTACCTAACGTAGAAATATTTAATGCAGGAAATGCAGATAATATTTCTGCTACTGATTTTAGAGATGCCATTCGTGGTCGTAATATTAAACAAGTAGCTAATTTTTTACCTAATGGAGTTTCAACAAGAGAATTTTTTGATGCATTTACTAGAACGTATCGTAAAAATGCAAACTCACTAAATGAACATCCAATATACGAAAATCATTTACCATTACTAAAACCATTTATTGCTTATTGTAGAGAATATTTAAAATTAAAATCATTACCTCCATTAACATTATCATATGATAATATGTCTGCTGAAGGTATGCGTTCATTTGGGGGTTATAATCCAAATAATAAAAGTATTCAAATTAATATAGCTAATCGTCATCAAGCAGATGTTTTTAGAACATTAGCTCATGAATTAGTTCATTATAAACAAGATGTACAAAATAGATTAGAGCCAAATTCAGGCCAAACAGGTCATACTCATGAAAACGAAGCTAATGCAGCTGCCGCTATTATGATGAGAAATTTTGCTCAAATAAAACCTGAAATGTTTACAGTAAAATGATAAAATTATTTGATTTATTAAAAGAAATAACTGAAAAACCTAAAGCTATATTTTTAGCTGGGCCTGCTGGTTCAGGTAAAACTTATACTTTAAAACAATTACTCCCAGTTGAAAAATATCAAGTAATAAATGTAGACGACACATACGAGGAATTACTCAAATCATCAGGTTTAGGTACTAATATAAAAGATTTTGGTCCTGAAGATTTATCCCAAGCCGCTAAGTTAATGGGATCTGCTCAAAAAGTAACTAAAGAAAAGTATGCTAAAGCACTTGAAGGATTAAATAATATTATTATAGATGGTACAGGTGCTGCTTCTAAACCATTATTAAAAAAGAAAGCAGAATTAGAAGCTTTAGGATATGATATAATGATGTTGATGTTGTATGTTTCACCTATAACATCTTTAAAACGTAACGCTGAACGCGAACGTTCATTATTACCACAAATTGTATTACGTACTTGGAGAGATACAAATAAAAATATTGAATTATATCGTCAAGAATTTGGTGATCGTTTTATTTTAATTAATAATGATCCTGAAGATGCTAATAAAACATTTGACCCCGTTGAAGTTAAAAAATTATTTTTCGATACAGCTAAATTCTCAAGTAAACCTAAAACACCAGAGGAACAAGCAAAGGCAAAAGCAGATGCTGAACAATTAAATCAAGATATAATATCATTAGTTAAATCAATTCCTCAAACAGATACATTAGATTCAGCTAAATCTAAAATTTCAATGTTAGCTGAAGCTGAACAACAATATAAATTATATTGTGATATGGATGGTGTTATTGTTGATTTTGAACGTGGATATAATGATTTAACAGGTCGTAAAGCACCTGGTTTTAGTTCACCTTATAATAAAAATGAATTTTGGTCAGCAATCGATAAAGCGGGTGCTAAATTTTGGGCGGATCTAGAATGGATGGAAGATGGTCAACAATTATGGAATTATATTAAACAATTTAATCCTAAATTATTAACCGCTCCTTCAATGGACCCATCATCTAAAGAAGGTAAATTACAATGGGTACAAAAATATATCCCAGGTACTAAAGCAATATTTAAACAAGCTAAATATAAACAAGATTTAGCAGAACCAAATGCAATATTAATTGATGACAGAGAAGATAATATTGAACGCTGGATTGATGCTGGAGGTGTTGGTATTCACCACACATCAGCGGATTCAACGATAAAAAAACTAAAACAATTAGGGTTATAAAATGGCAAAAGAAACATTATTGCAAAAAGAATTCCGAGAAAAAGATATTCGACGAATTCGAAATTTGGTTTCAGGTAATCAAGGAGATTCTACACAAACTCAAGTAGGGTATTCTCGTAAACATATTGAACGTAAAGATGGAGATATTTGGGAAGAAAATGGTAAAACATGGACTTTAAAAAATGGTATAAGAATTAGTATATCTAAATTAGAACGTGCTAAAACTTATGCTTATACTCCACTTCTTTGTCCTACATGCTCTAAACCTATGAAAGTTCAACATGATAAAAAAATGTTCCACATTCATAACATGTGTTTAGATTGTGTTATTGATATGGAAACTAAATTAAAAATAGAAGGAAAATACGAAGAATACGAAAACAACATTATTAAAAATAATGCTAATTTTATGTTAGATGAATTTGAGAATGGGTTTGATGATTTTCTAAATAGTTTTGATGCTACTGGATTTGTTACTGAACAAGGAGATATTGAAGATTGGCATGTAAAAGCATTAGATAAACAAAAAATTCGTGAACAAGTAATGAAAGATTTAGAAGAATCACGTGTTAAATTAAATAGTTAATATTTATGGTCATAACATTTTTATCACTTCTCAATAAAATGCATCAGTCACCTGAACTAAACGCTGCTGGGGTAGCAACAACTTGTATTGCTTTGTTCAATAGCTTTTTTTCCATGTTAAATCCTGTACTTACTGGTCTATTTTATATACTATCTATTGGATGGTTAGGGGTGCAGATTTATTACAAGATAAAACGTGGCGGAAAATAAATAGCTTAAGTTATGATTAAATTAGTTAATATATTAAGTGAAGTATCTGAGGTATCTCCTCCGTACATGTACTCACCTGTAGGGTTTGGATGTCATGTATGTAAATTCTATTATAAACAAGACGACAAACATATGTGTGCTAGTAAAGATTACCAAGAGTATATGGGTACTTCTGAATTAGTAGATAATGAAGGTAATCAAATCCAAGACCCATCTAAATGGTGTTCAAATTGGTTTTTACCCAAACAAGAAGATAATGGATCGAAATAAAATAAAAGCTATAATCGAACAGGTCATAATAGAAAAAAAATTATGTCCTAAAGGTAAAGCTTATTATAATCGTCGTATAGCTGCTGGTGAAGTACCATCAGCTTATCTTTCTGGCCGTGCTGTTAAAGTATGTAAAGGTTTAATGGAAGAAGATGATTTAGAAGAAGGTCAATATGATGATACCTCTAATTTTGATTTAGTTAAACAAAACCCATTTGATATTAAAAAATTAGTTGATAAAGGCATTATCTTTATTACTAAACCAGGAGACGGTAAAGGAGGAGTTGATGAACCAAATTGGGAAGGTGATGCTAGTATTATTACATTATATAATATGTCTAATGCTGAACCTTGGATGAAAGAAGCAGTAAAAACACCACTACCTAAAGCTATATCTTATATACAAAAAGATCAAGATAAATTACTATATAATGGAAAATATAATCAAATACTTTGGGGTGTAGAAAAAAAAGGATTCAAACCTGAAGATTTTTATTTGAATATGAATGAAGCTATTAATCCATTAGGATGGGAACCAATCATTAAAGACGAATCAGAAGAAATAGAACGTACAGCAGAAGATTTAAATCTACCTTATGATACGGTATATGATGCTTTTGTTAATGGTCGAGAAGTTACTTTAAATAATGATATGTGGTCACGTTTAGAAAATACTGACTCATATGACATAGATTCTGAGGAAGAAGCGATAGAATTAGCGCGTCAATACGGTAAAGATTATCAAAGCATATTAGCCGCTGAAAAAACTCCTCCTGCGTTGATTCTGCAATATTCTCCAAATAAATTTTATTTAGTAGGTGGTAATACTCGTTTAATGTTTGATAGAGCTAAAGGTATTAACCCACAAGTTATTTTAGCTACTATTGAACCTAAAGCAAAATGGGCGTACCAAGACGTAACAGGTGAAATTGACGAATCGTTACGTGATTGGTTTGATAAAGAAGATTGGGTTCGAATCGATACTCAAGGAAATATAACTGGAGATTGTGGCACAATGAAAAAAGGTAAAGCAACTACTCGTTGTTTACCTCGTGCTAAAGCAAATCGTTTAACTAAAGTTGAACGTGCTGCTACTGCTCGTAAAAAAGCAGCTGCTGATCGCAAAGGTGATCGTGTTGTTTCAAATACAGATAAAGCAAAAGTAAAATTTAGAAAATGAAATTAAGTCAAATCCGTGTTTTAATTAAAGAAACTTTAAAAAATACCTTAAACGAAGATTGTGGGTGTAATGGTCCTAAATTAATGTTAAAAGAAGGACAAGATACTCCTATATTATCTGAAGGACTAAAACATCATGTTGCTGAAGGATTACAATTAATCCATAATATTTACAGACCATTATCTAAACAATATTTTGAATTATTTAATGAAGCTCGTAAATTATATAATGAAGGATTACTTTCAGTAACTGAAGATGATGCTGAAATATTAGAATCAAATATTGGAGAAACATTTATCCATAACGGAATAGAATTTCCTCTTGATTATATTTTAACTGAAGAAGAATTAGTATCTGAAGTAGATAAAAAGAAAACACCTCCAATTGGAAAACCAAAACGTGGTGGTTCTAAAAAATTCTACGTTTATGTTCGTAAACCAGGTGGTGGAGTTAAAAAAGTATCATTTGGTGATACAACTGGATTGCGTGCTAAATTAAATAATCCTCAAGCACGTAGAGCATTTGCTGCACGTCATGATTGTAAAAATAAAAAAGATAGAACTAAAGCATCATATTGGTCATGTCGTTTACCCCGATATGCTAAATTATTAGGTTTTAAAACAACATTTAGTGGATTCTGGTAAACCATATACTGATTTAGAAATAACCGAAGAATATACAATTCGTGAGTTCGATGAGAATGTAGATCCCATCGAACTTCTTTGGCATCGCGATGATGAACATAGAACATTATATCTTCAAGGTGAAACTGATTGGAAAATACAATTAGAAGATGAATTGCCAATTACGTTTAATCAACCAATATTTATACCTAGACACAAATACCATCGTTTAATTAAAGGAAATGGTAAGTTACGACTAAAAATTTATAAATATTAGTTATATGATAACGAAACAGAACTTTTTCTTAATTATAATATTAGTATTAATTGGTGTAATTGTAATACAACAATGTACTTCTGATAGTGGTAGTGATAAACCTATAATTAAAGTTGATGGTAAAAAATATGAATTATTATCTCAAAAAATAGATACGGTAGTTGTAGATCGTTGGAAAACGAAATATCTAAAAGGTGAAGATATATATCATGAAACTATAGTTGAAAAAGAAAAACGTGTTGAAGTACCTGTTTATTTAAAAGGTGATACTATTAGAATAGTTGAAGATTATCATAAAAAAGTGTTATATAAAGATAAATTAGTATTAGATGATAATTTAGGTACTATTGAATTAACAGATACTATATCAATGAATAAAATTATAGGACGTAGATGGAATGCCCAAATTAAAGAACGTACTATAACTGATACTAAAATAGTAAAAGAATTGCCACGTAATCAAGTATATGCTGGTTTAAGTGGTGTAGTTGGAAACCAAAATGTATTAGTAGGTCCACAAATATCATTGAAAACGAAAAAAGATAATATTTATGGACTGAATGTATATTTGGATAATAATCTAAATAAATATATTGGTTTCAACTTAGCTTGGAAAATTAAACTTAAAAAATAATGACTCAGAAAGAAAAATTGCGTATCATGGTAAAAAATATGATCGCAGAAGCCGTTTCCCACCGTATCAAAGCAATTGATGAAGCTGGTGACATCGCTGCAAATGAAGCTAAAATTGCTCGTGTGGAGCAAGAATCTAAAAAAGCAGGCAGTGTAAAACAATTAATGGAAAAAGTTAACCTATCTCACTACATTGGCGAAAAATTATATGCTAAAGTAATGGAAGAGATGGACAAATCAATAAATGAATATGATAACGCTCGATTGGAACTTGAGGAAAAGATGTCAGGCGGTAAAGACGCTGATAAAAAAGGTAAAAAGAAAGGTGCTAAGTCTGACAAAAAAGACGAGAAGCCAGAGGAAAAAGATGAAGTTTTAGAAACTGAAGAATCAGTTGAAGAAATTGCAATCGATTCTACTCAATTATAATAATGACTAAAAAAGAATTAGCAGACAAAGTTAGAGCCGCCGCTCGTGATGTTGCATCTCGTGCTGATAAGCCTGAGAATGCAACACCTATGTCTTTAAAATACTCAGAAATGTTATTTAAATTTCCTAAATTACAGGAAACTTTAACTGAGTTAATGTCTAATGAATTTACGTTATTTGTAGAAAATATTGAATGGATTGCTCCTCGCCCAACTACATTTAAAATAGTTTTAAAAAATTTTAATGATTTTATTTTAATTTGGAACGGTGGTGATTTTATAGCTAGAGTAGCTGGTACTAATTATGATTTAACTTCTATAAGTGCTGAAGAACGTGCTATAAAAGCTATTCAAGAATTATTAATTACGGGACCTATTAATCCTGAAAAAGGAGCAGCTACATCCTCTCAAAATCTGACACCAGCGGACGAAACTCCAGCTGAAGAAACACCTGCAGAAGCGTAATGAATGTTATAACTAAGTTTTTAGAACATTATTCTTATCTTTTCCCTAAAGGATATCCTGACTTAAATGATCTTTCAGATAAAAAGTTAATGTATACTATTTTAAATGAAATAGTAGAAGAACACGAAATGAATGAATCTATGTTATCGTTAAAATCAATCCAAAAACGTCCTGATCAATTTATTAATAAATTCTACGATAATAAACCTTTTAAAATAGGTTCAAAAGGAGAAGATGAATTTGTTATTGATTATGTTGTTATAGGCAATGAAACTTTTAAATCCGAAGATAAAGAAGAAAAATCTAATTTAGCTGGTGCTTTTAGAGATGCTTCTTCTGCTCGTGATATAAAATTAGTAGGTAAATTAAATGGACAGGAAACAACATTAGGTGTAAGTTCTATTTACAAATCATCTGATTTAGGAGGACAAGAAGGTGGTAGTAGAGGAGTATCAAATGAAAATGAATTAGTAAATAAAATTAATGACTCTATAGAATTAAATGGTGATCCTATTACTGTTAAATTTATAGCATCCGAAGGTCCTGAAATCGTAGTACCTAATGTTAAACAAGCTGAAGGTATTGGATATTCTGGAAAGAAAACCGGAATGAAAGGTGATATTATGTTATATAGCACTAGTGGTGATCAAAGTATATCTATTAAAAAAGATGGTCCATATTGGTGGAGTAGTGAAAGAAAACAATTTGAAAATTTATTAACTAAATTCGTAGAAGCAGGAAAAAATAAACAAATTCCTAATCTAGAATTAAATCAAAATCCAGTTCAATCTTATGTTTTAGATATGATTGATCCTAGTGATGGTAAAAGATATGGTATTGTTTTAATTAAAAATTATCCTCCATTAAACGACGAAAAAGTTATTAATAATATAGCATTCGGAAGTGAAGGAGCAAAAATAGTACAACGTTCATTTTCTGAAAGTGATTTTAATTTAGAAAATGGTATTCTTACTATTAAATCAACACGAAATATTAGTGATATAAATGATTTAACAGATGATGATAAACCAATTATATGGCTAGCTCGTCATGAAAACCAAAAATATGGTATTGATTTTAGAACAATACCTTTTAAACAAGCAAAATTTGACCCGAAACGAGGAAAAACTTTAGTTATTGATTATAACGAAACCCCCTCAATTCAATAATATACAGAACGATTCATAGCCGTTCGAATTAGAGTAAAAAAATGGATCTGTGGCCCAATCGTAAGATTGGGCCTTTCTTAATTATATTCAAAAGCAATTTAAAATTTATTATGGACAAAAAAATTATAATCGTAGGTGCTGGAGTAGCGGGTATTAACGCTGCTACTAAATTAGTGGATAATGGATAT